GCCGCTGATCGCCTTCGCGTGCGTTGCGGATCTGATCGGGCCATTGCCAGCCGTTGTCGGCGTCGCCATTGGCGAACTTCAGGTCTTCAACGAAGCGCTTGCGAAACTCGCTCTCGGCTTCCTCGCATCGAGCAAAGCGTTCTTTCGCTTCGGCAACGATCTTCGCCTTGGGGTCTTCCTTTGCTTTGCGTGCCATTAGCCCATCCATCCGCCGCCGCCCATCATGGGCCGGCGAACTGTTGGTTTAGTTTCAGATTTCTTTCGCTGCGCGGGAATCGCCCACGCCATCATCAGCGAGTCAGCCATGTTCGGAGATGGAATGCCTTGGGCGCGCATTTCATCCTTGCTGACAAGCTGAATCAGGCGCGACGACGAAGTGCGCTTGCGCTGCTGGCGCACCAGTTCCGCTTTCAGTTGATCAAGGTCTTTGATGGTCGACGACAGGCTAATCATGTCAACCGGATCGGAGTATTCGCCGTGCTCGATCGCCTGATACGTGCGCTCGAATCGGTCACGCAGCAGCCACCAGTACTGAGCGCGCTTGTTGCGGAACACGTCTTCGTTTAGGCGATCCTCTTTGTACTTTCCAGGAGTCGGCGAGTCACCGCCCCCAAAGCCAATAACGTCGATCTGGCGGTCCCCAACGCGCTCTTTCAGGCCAACTTTCACGCCGGCACCAACGCCAACGCTGTCGTACACCAGCACATCGGCGCGGAACTCGAATGCATCATCGAACGCAATGCCAATCGCTTGATTCAGATCGCCGTCGCCCCATTGCTTGACGTTGTTGACGAGCATCCCGTATCGCATCGTGATCGCCTTCTTGTCGACACCACTGTCAGCAGGGTCAAACGACAGAACGCGTTCGCCGCGAGTCTTGAAGTTCAGCTTTACGTGCGCATCAATCGCAGCATCGACCCATTCTGATTCGATGATGCTGTCCGCATAGTCGGCGTTGCACTCACCCTCCCAAACATGCAGGTACTTCTTGAAATTCACCCGCTTGTCGCGCTCCATTTCTTGGCGCAACGTATCTGGAAAATAGGGGTTATCACGCCACGAAACCTTGCGGACATATATGTATTCGTCTTCGTAGAAGCCCTGCGAGTTGATCTCTTGCAGGTATGGCGCCACAAACTGCGAATACGTAGATGCCGCAGCCTCGTTCGGATTAAACGATATCCAAACCTCGGAGTTTTCCGCGCGAATCGTCGGCAGCAGCAAGTCCCACGTCTTTTGCGCAACCGTCTCAGCCTCTTCTACCCAACAAATCGTGTAGCCAAACTTCGATTTCAGGGATTGGATATTGCGCGCGAGGCCAACGAACTTGAAACACGACCCGTTATAGCGGCCATAAATCGCTGTCGCCTGTATATCGAAGAATTCGCGGAGACCTAGCTTGTCTATTTTTGCGACGATCAGCGCGTAGGAGGAATCTTCAATCGAATTCTGGAACTCCCGCGCGCACAATATCCGATCACCACGCGCATGCGCCAGTATCACCAGCACTTCCGCAAAGGTTTCAGACTTAGCTGCGCCACGACCACCGAAGAAGCACTTGATCCGCTTGGGGATCGGAAGCATCTCAAATGCTTCTATCAGGTCAATTTCCATCTGCTTTCGGCCGTATCAACTTGAATACGAACTCTCCCGCCGTCGCAACAGCAGCCCCGCCCGGGCCGGATATCTCCGTTGCCTGCGTGGACTTGCCATATCCGCGGTCAAGCAGTTCTTTTGCCGCCGCGATACGGGCCGAATCGTTCTCGCTCGTCGTCAAGATCGTGGCGAGCATTGCGATTGCCTCAGGCGCGTGGTTCTGTGCCAGCGCCCGAATATCGGCCGTGATCTTGTTCGGCGTTCCTCTGACTCGGCCGCCGGTTTTCACACCTTTAGCCATGTGTCTATTTCCGTCTAAATCTATCTACTTTTGAGGTGCGCGCTCACCGGCCCGTATGTGTTGCCGGGTTCCTGCCCTGACCAGGAGCGCGCGAAAGGGTTACCTGAATACGCTTCGGATAAAGCCGAACGCCAGAGCCGCGATCCAGAACCACAGAAATGCACTGATTGCCGCGCCAATGAGCACGAATGGCCCAACGGCAAAGATCGTCAAAAAGGTTCCCATGTCTGCTCCAGTAGGTTGAGAAGATTCCGCACCCGGCGCGCCCTAGAGTTCCCTTGCGGGCGGAGACAGGACGCTTCCACTACCTGCGCGGCTGACGCTGTTTTCCCACCTGCGCCTGGGGTGATGAATTAGTGCGTGATGCCAGCCCGCGCCATGATCGACAGCGCGGCTTCGAACAGCCCCGCGTAGTCGTCCTCGTCGTACTGCTCGGCGCGTCCAATCAGCATCTCTAGCGTCTCGTCGTCGAGTTCCAGATTGCCGGCGTTCACCAGATGGCCGAACGCAACAGCGAGCGCGTCGGCGAGTGTGTCTATGTCTTCGTGCGGGCAGAGCTTGCGCATACAGCCTCCTCGAACATATCCGGCGTGACAATCGTTCTCGCCACCTGGCCGTACTTTGCGTGATACGTGATAGCCACAGCGGCGCGCTCCGATAGCCAGCCGCCGCGCGATGCGTATGCGTCACGAGCTGCAATCGTCGGATGCTGAATGACCGTCATGCCGCTATGCTCTTTTTCCTCGACGTGGTGCCGATGGCCCGTGTGCGCGTATCGCTTCGTCGTCGCGCCCCATACCTTCGGAAACTGAGCGGCAAAGAAGATCGGCAACGCATCATTGCGCTTCATATGGCCGTGATGGAACGCGATCAGCGTTTCGCCGTGCTGGTGGACGTAGTACGGTAATTCCGACTCGATGACCGTCACGCGCGGTTCGTTCTCATACAGCGCCTTGAAAAGCGCCCTGAGCCATATGCTTGACGCGAGATCGTGATTGCCTTCCGCCATCAGTACGACAACGCGCTCATGCTTCTGCAACGCGAAGTCGACGATGCGGCGCAACACACGAAGCGCCGCGGCAACGATCTTCGAGAATCGGCCGTCCTGGTCAAGAATGTGTCCGTTCGTCGGCGTGACCGGAAGCATGCCGTCGCTATGCAGGAAGTCGCCTAGCTGCGCGATCAATCCCGTATTCGCGGCCGGCGCCGAGTTCACCATCTGCTCGAACGCGGCAACCAGCACACGCTCAGCGATTTTCACGTCCCAATCGGCCCCGCCCTCCTTGTGCCATGCGAGCGCGCCAAGGTGACAATCCGTCAGCGTGTAGACGTTACACAGATCGTCTTTCGTCTTCGTCGGCTTTGCCATCGGCTTGACGCGCGGCAGTTCTTTCGCCATCGCAGCGAAAGCCTCGCGCATGATCGCTTCTTGGCGGTCAGCGTCGACGGATGATTTCACCCACTGGCCGCGCGGCTTACCGTCCTCGTCGTAATACGTCGACACGCCCTTGACCATGTAGCCATCAGGAACAGTGCGAGTCATATCGTGTTCGGGGCTATAGCCCGAGCGCGCCGCGCGCTTCTTGAGCGATGCCAGCGCATTACTGATCGTGCCGTGACTCAGGCCAAGTGCGGACGCCGCTTTTCGCTCAGAACCAAACTGCTCGATCGCGTTGATGAATTCGAGTTGCCGCGGCGTCGCCCATGTCTTAAGAGTTGCATCGATCAAGCATCGCCCCCTATACGCTTTAGTGCCGCCTCGCGATCAGCCTTCATCGCGCCAGTAATCAGTCGATGCTTCTCGCTCTCTACGCTGCCCAGTAGCGCCCCGTGCGCGCCCTCTTGATCCAGGCATAGCGCCATTTCTTCAGCGTCCTCCGCGAAGTCCATTGCGAGCATCGCAACAGCCAGCACGCCAAGCGTAGACAGCAGCAACACAAGCGCGACAACGACAAGCGAGACGAGAGACATGGCGGCTCCTATAAGTCTGCGAATGTATTAAATGTGGGCGTGCGAACGCGCAAAGCATCCACGGCGTCGACAGTTTGCAAACAAAACTTGATGTTCTAATACTTGCGAAGTATTATATCTGAACGCAAACGCGGAGACCAACCATGAGCCACTACGAAAATTACGTCCTGAAGCAAGCAGCCGAGACGATCGGCAAGCTGCGCGAGCTGGTGCAGTCCGGTCACATCACCATCGAGAGCGCATGCGCAATCGGCGAAGCGCGCGCCATGCTGCAAATCCTCTCTGACGCACTGGAGGCTCGCAGTGAACGCGCGGTTTAAGTTCAGCCACGATTTCTGGCTCGATCAGGAGGCTGACGCCTACTACAACGAGACAGATGGCGAGGATGACGAAGAACCGGAGGAAGATCCGGATAATGAGTGACTAAGGCCCGCGCGATGCGGGCTTTTTTGTTTGTGCCGCTACTTTCCCGGCTGGTCAAGCGGTGGGGAGCCGCTAGGCGAAAACGAAAAAGCCGCCGCTGATTTCTCTAGCGACGGCCTGCGTGTAAAAAGCCGCTCAACCCTTCCGGGGAGCGGAAACTGCTTTGCAGCAGAAGGAACCGGGAACGCATGAATCCCACGGTGACACAATCATATCAAAACAGTCCAAGTTGTGTCAACCAAAACTTCGCGTGTATTAGTGCGTTCGCCCAACGATCGACAGAAGGGCCGCAATCGCCTCCTGACGCATGTGAACGGGGATGGCGGCGCAGGCCGCGTTGATGAATTCTTGGTCACTCCAGGCATGAGGCGATAACTCGCCATCGAGCACCGGCATAGGGTTAGCACAATTTGCTGCGACAGCTTGCGCACCGGTCATAATTACCCGCCTTTCTCTTTTGTAGGGGACGCGCTTTCAACTAAGCGACCCCTGAACAATAAGGCTTATCATATGGGTAAGCAACAGGTTTTTGTATCGCTTTGTTGCATTTTGGCAGTATTAGAAGTCAAAATTACTTTGCTCAGACCTAAGTTGTTATTTCTGTAATATTTTTGTCGGCCCCGCTGTCAACCGTTTGCGAGCGGCCTATTTTGAGTGCGCTTTCTCGACAACTGACTCTATCGGCTTTCCTGTGACGATAGCGCCGATCACCTTCATCAGTGCTGCGCGAGTCGCTTCGGGGGAATGTTCGTAGAGGCCGCGGACAGTGTTTAGAACGTCTGCCAGCCCTTCGTCCTGGACTTCTGCGGGCGCCTGATGGTTTGTATCCATCCAGCCTTCTGCGAGGTTCAGCGCGCTTTCTATCCTGCGCGCGAGCTGCGGGCCGATGATCCGACCGTTGCCGCCCTCTTCCTTCTTCCCGCCGTTCTTGATCTGCGACACGTAGATCTGATCCATGCCGAGCCTGTCAGCAAAACGGCGCAGCATCCCCCGATCAGGCTCATTCGGCCAATCCTTGCGAAACTCTTCCTTGAATTGCTCAAAAAGCCAAAGGAAGTTTCGCTGACGAATGCGCTCGATTGTTTCTACGGTCATCTTCGGTTCCTGTGTTTTAGTCGCGGGTTGGCCCCGTCGTGCGCACCTCATGCGCTTTTCACCGGTACGGTCGTATTCCCCTCGCCGTCCTGCTTTTATCGTGTAACTGAATATTGCGACATAAGGCGTCTGAATGCAAGCGTGAACTAAGCAAAAAACTAGAGTTTTCACTAACTTACAGCGTTTTACGCCTACAAATACTGGATACTTGAGGCGCCTTATAATACAATGGAAGCCTTAGACAAACAGGCGAAAGGAGCCGACAAATGGATGCAAACGAGTTCCATCAAAAGCACGGCCGCAAGATCGTCGACCAGGTGCGCGAGAAGCTCGGCATGAGCCTGTGCTCTTGGTATCACATCAAGAACTACGCCCGCCCTGTGACGCCTGATCGCGCCGTGAAGCTCGCTATGGCAAGCGACGAGATCACGGCTGGCGACGGAATGCAGATCGTCGACCTGCTGCGTCTGCGCGATCTGCCGGCGCGCGTCGTTGGCACCGGCAAGGACGAAGCATGAGCAAGCCGTACACAAAGATAATGACGAACAATGGAAAGCTGTTCACGCACGCTTTCCGCACATATATGTTCAAAAAGAGTGGCGGAACGTGCGAATACTGCGGAACTGCGCTGCGCTCGCGCGATGAAATGTTCATCGATCACGTTGTTCCTCGGTCGCTTCAGGGAAGCAACGACGAGCGGAACCTGCGCGCGGCATGCGTTTCATGCAACTCGCAAAAAGGTCATAGAACGCTCGGGTACCTGCGGGCCGTTCTCCGCCTGCGTTCCACAAAACTAGAGGGGATCATCACGCCGGCTCAGCTAATGGCGCTTGAAGAACTCGGTGCGTCCCTGCCGATCCCGCCAACGTTCGTTTTTCATTTCGAGATGGATCAAGCATGAGCATCATTCGATCCCCCCGCCCCGAAAGCAATTTCTACATCCTCAACAAGAGGATCAGCGAGGATTCGCGCTTATCCTGGTCCGCCCGCGGCATGCTGATCTTCCTGCTCGGCAAGCCGGATCACTGGCGCGTCAACATCGAGGCACTTATCAACTGCACCGGCGAGTCGTGCCGGCCGGCAGGAAAGACGGCGGTCTACGCGATCATTTCCGAGCTGCTGCAAGCCGGCTACATGACGCGCCAGAAGCACGCAGACGGAACGCTCGACTACTACGTGCACGAAGACCCGCAGAGCCCTGTGGATAAAGGCTCTGAGCCAGATTCAGGAAACCCAAATCTGGCTAACCCAAATCTGGGTAATCAGACACTAGTAAGTACTGAGCTTAAGCAAGTATCCAGAAAGGCAGCAAAAACTAAGGACGCGGCTGCGCCGCTCGTTCTTCCGGAATGGCTCGATCCGGAATTATGGGAAGAATGGGTCCAGCACCGCAAAGAAAAGAAGAAGCCCCTGACGCCTAGCAGCGCACTGAAGACGATCGAGCAGCTCGCAGACTACCGCGCGCAAGGGGTCGATCTGAAGGCGGCGATCAATCACTCGATTGCGAACGGTTATCAGGGTATTTTTCCGCCCAATTCTAAAACATCTGGTGTATCATCTACTAAAACAAAGTCGCTAGCCGACATGGACTATTCAGAGTCTTTCTTCTAACCAGAAGTGTTGTACAAAAACAAACGGGAACCGACGATGCATGTTTTATCAACCACACTGCCAGACGAGGGATCGTGCGCAAAGCACGGTTCTTTCCCTATTCGACAGATCAATGTCGCTGAGTCTGTGATTCGAATTACGCGCTGCCCTGCCTGCTCGAAGGAAGACGCAGACCGCGAGGCAGCAGAGCGCACCGAAAAGGAGCGCGCCGAACGTCAGGCGAAGATCGAAGCGCGTCTGGAGCAAGCTGGTATCCCTGCTCTGTTCCGCGATCGCACGTTTGACAATTACGAGTTCCCGACAAGCGAACAACTGCGCGCACGTAACCGTTTCTATACCTTCGCGCAAAACTTTGACCATCACCTGAAGCGCGGCACCGTCCTAGTCGGCATCGGCAAAGTTGGTACCGGTAAATCTCACCTTGCATGCGCGGCTGCTAACTACCTGATGGCACGCGGTCACACCGTCTACTTTACGTCCACCGCACGCTTGTTTACCAAGATTCGCGGAACATGGTCGCGCAACTCCGAGCTTACCGAAGAACAGATGCTTCGCCAGTTCGAGTCGATCGATTTGATGATTCTCGACGAGATCGGATTGCAGCGCGGCACCGACGACGAGCAACGCACGCTGCACGAGCTGCTAGAGGCGCGCAGGCTCAATTGCAAGCCCACCATCCTGCTGACAAACCTCGACGTACCGAGCCTGAAGGCGTATCTCGGCGAGCGCTTCATGGACCGCCTGAGCGAATCTGGCGTAAGCGTGAAGTTTGATTGGGAGAGCCACCGGCGAGCATCGCGCGACGTGGGCGGCCTTGATTCGGAGGCAGCATGATTCCAGCCCGCATCAGCGATTACCTCAGCACGCAGCCCGAGGGCGCCACCGTTCAGCAGATCGCCGACAGCATCGACATTACGGCTCAGAAGGTGCGCCAGGCACTATCGCGACTTGAAACCAGCGGCAAGGTGAAATGCAACGGCCGCCGCGATAGATCGGGCTGCATTTGGTTTAGCACGCGCGAGGATACGCCGCCAGTGTTTCGAGCGATGGAGACGCTTGCAGCGATGCAAGACGCTTGCCGTGCGCGATTGATGGCTAACCAACTGGAGGCGGTATGAGTCCCGCCCTGTACTGGTGGCTGTTCTTCAACGTCATGGCGAGATCATGGAATCCGCCGAAACGCGAGCAAAAGGAGGAAGTATGACCGTCACATTGATTTTTACTGCGTTCATATTCGTCGCCGAAGGGATGCCCGCAGGACAGTATGCTCGCGCATCCGTTCACACCGAGCACGACTATCCATCAGTTGCAGCTTGTCAGAAAGCCGCGGAGATAGCAAAAGCGCAATACACATCGCGCGGCTATCTTGCTGACGCTACATGCCTGAAAGTCGAATGACGAAGCCGTTACGCCAGCATGAATACGGCGACCCACTAAAAATACTAATAGCGCGCGAGGAATCCACATGTCGGGGCTGCATTTGGGAAATCGGCAAGATCACGTTTTTGGACCGCTCACTTTGCGCAAAGCTGCGCGTGATGAGCAGGCGCTGCCCGGAGTACCGTTGTTCCGAAGCATGGAGGCAGCGCTATCGTTCGCTTTCAACTGGCGGGCAACGTCAGGAGTAAAGGCGAGCGAGATCAAGGAATTCGTCGGCAAGGAAGGCGGCATGATCCTGTCAGCGAGCGAGAAACGAGCGCAGGCGCGGCTGATCCTCGACGTGATCGAGTCGCATACCAACCTGGATCAACGAGCGCTCCTGGATGCCGAATACGGCGGCGAGAACGGCGAGCGACACGCGGCGATCGGTCGGCTCGAACATCTGTTCGCCGGCATCGTGCGCAATCGGGCCGTCATTCGCCTGATGCTGATGCGCGAGTTCGTGTACGGCGCGCACTACTGCCCTTCTGCGCAGCACATAGCCGACGAGTGCGGAGTAAGCCGAAGCACCGCATACAACGCAGCGGCGAAGATCGGGCCGGCCATCGCAGAGCTGCGCCAGGCGACGCACGAGAAGTTACGACCGACGTTCGAGCGCCGTGGATGGATCAATAGGGAGGAAGCATGACAAGCGACGAAATGAACAAACTTGAAGATCAACTTGAGCGCGATGCGCGCGACGCCGCCCGCTATCGCTGGTTGTGCGCCACGATGCAGAGCGCCAAAGGCAGCGCGCATCTTGTGGTGAACGAGGAAGCCGCCTACTACGATGAAGTTCCGGAGGGCGCGGAAGTTCGCTTGCAGTGGTATCCCGACACTCCAATCGGCTTCTACATATTCGAGGCCAGCACAATTGACGAGGCAATCGACGCCGCGATGAACGCCGACTACGGGCGAAAGTAGGCTGCCGCACAAATAAATTGGCGAAAATGCTTGCGCTGCTAATACAGCGCGAGTATTATTCTAATCAGCAGCACACACAACAACAACCCAGAAGGAAACATCGAAATGAAAGCGCAAACCTTGGCCCGCAACGGCTTATTACGCAGTATCGAAGCCTTCCGCCCGCAACAAGCTCCTGTTGCGCGTAAAAATTTGCCCGCAATGGATACACTGGCTGCTTCAGTGCCTAAGTCAGTATTCATGCAGGAACTGCGCAAGGCCGGCGACGAGCACCTTTGCCCTGTCGCCGAACTGATCGAACTCCATCGTCAGGTGCAGATCGCGGAGAAGGTGCCGGACATGTACGCCCTTCTGATGAATTTCGATCTCGAATGGCGTCGCTTTTCATCGATGTTTCCTGAAGCCGCCGCCGATGGCTGGCTCTCCCTCCTTGTGAACCGTGCGCGCGTACTGCGCGATGAAATCGACGAGATAAGCCATGCGGGCCGCGCTTGATTGGGTTTTCTTCGCCGCCCTGCTCGCTTGGTTCCTATGGGCTACACAGCCGGGGTGGCAATGAGCGACGACAACGGCCAGCAGCAAATCGAACACGACGAACAGCAGCTCTACGAATTGGAGAACGAGCATGAGCAACCAAGCACCCCACGTGTATTCGGCGATCTGCCGTGTGATCTTTGATCTGTCGCACGAAGGCATCGCAAAGAACAACCGCAACCAGCAGCAGGGCTACAACTTCCGCGGCATCGATGACGTCTACAACGTCCTGTCGCCCCTGCTCGCCCGACATGAACTCTGTGTTCTGCCCCGCGTCATCAGCCGGGAAGTGACCGAGAAAACCAACGCGAAGGGAACGACGCTCTTTTACACCGTCGTCCACGTTGAATTTGACTTCGTGAGCGCAGTAGACGGCAGCAAGCACACGGTCGCGACTGTCGGCGAAGCGATGGATTCGGGCGACAAGAGCAGCAACAAGGCCATGAGCGCCGCATACAAGTATGCCGCTTTCCAAGCGTTCGCGATCCCGACCGAAGGCGACAACGACGCCGACGCGACGACGCATGAAGTCGCAACGCGCAGCGCACCGCCCGCCATGCCGGAAAGCGAGCTCGTCGACTGCTTGACGGCGCTGAACGACGCCGACGATCTGGAATCGCTCAAGGGCATTTTCGGCGGCGCATGGAAGCGTGCAACGCAGGAGCAGAAGGCGCGACTCCAGAAGAAATACGACGAGCGCAAGGCCGCTCTCTCTGAACCCACCCCCGCATAAGGACGCGAAATGGCATCAGTCAGCCCGGAGTTATTGATACGGCTCTACGTCGATGAGCGCAAAAGCATCAAGGACATCGCCTCGATCGTCGGGATGAACTACTCCGCGACCAGAAAACTCCTCATCGACTCCGGGGTTCCGATGCGAACCGTCCGAGAAGGACAGGTTGCCGCATCACACAAGCTTGGCACCCACCTGAAGGGGAAAAAGCGAGTCTTTACTGCAGATTGGCGCGCAAACATCTCCAAATCCGCAAGGCGCCGCGGAGAGGAAACAGCAAAAGGCGTGAGTGAGAAAACGGGCGGGTACGTCGAGTACACGCGAGGGCCGCACAAAGGACGATCAGTTCACGTAGTAACGATGGAGTCGATTATTGGGCGTCCATTGATGCCGAACGAAGTTGTTCACCACATCGACGGCGATAAGCACAACAACGACCCTGAAAATCTTCAACTGATGACGAGATCGGCTCATACGCGCCTGCATCGTCAAGAACACAAGGAACATTGATATGGCATCACTGAACAAGGTCCACCTAATCGGCAATCTCGGCGCCGACCCCGAGGCGAAGTATCTGCCGAGCGGCGATGCAGTCGCAAATATCCGCATCGCCACGACCGACAAGTACAAGGACAAGGCAAGCGGCGAATGGAAGGAAACGACCGAATGGCATCGCATCGCCTTCTTCGGAAAGCTCGCTGAGATCGTCACGCAATATCTGAAGAAAGGTTCGGCGGTCTATATCGAAGGAAAGATCCGCACGCGCAAATGGACGGACAAGGAAGGCGTCGAGAAGTACTCGACTGAGATCGTTGCCGACCAAATGCAGATGCTTGGCGGCCGCGGTGACGGTGCATCGCAGACGCAGCAGAAGCCCGCACGCCAGCAGCAGCGCCAGGCGGCACCGGCCGAATCGATCGACGATGAAATTCCTTTCTAGGCAACAACAACGCGCCGCTAGCACGCTCTAGCGGCGCACCAAGGGGAACAGCATGGAGGCGATGAGTGATTGGTTTGAGAGGCAAATTAGGCCCGTTCACATCGGCGTGTACGAAGTCCGCGTGAAGGCGAACGGAAAGATAGTGCGGTGGTACAGCTACTGGAACGGGACGTTTTGGGGCATGTCGTCTAACACACCGGGCGCAGCAAATGTGCTGCGTGAGACGCCGAGCGATGCAGCAGAGCACGCAGGCGGGTTCGAATGGAGAGGAATCAAGAAATGAGCACGAAACACACGCCGGGACCGTGGTTCTACACCGGAAAGCACCACGACTGCGAAGTTCGTTACGTCGGACGCAACCGAGAAGATCGTTTCGACACGGAGATTGCGACCCTGTACCTCGGTAAGGGCGAAGAGCAAATAGCCAACGCCAACCTGATCGCCGCCGCGCCTGAGTTGCTGGCAGCGCTGCAAGAGGTTTTTGTGATCGGCGACACGCTCGTGTCGGACGTGTACGGATACGAGTTCAAAGAAAAGGCGCGCGCCGCAATCGCCAAAGCAACCGGAGAGCAATCATGAGCCAGTTAGACAACACCCTGCCCGTCATCATCGTACCGCTTTCGCACATCCGCGAGCAGATCCGCATCGCAGAGATCGACATTGCAGAGGCGACCATGAGACGCGACGCCCTGCGCCTGATCCTCGATCTGCGCGAGATCCCGAATCGTAATCGCACGAACGAAATCATAGCGAAATTTTATGCGTGACTAATACGCCGCAAGCTTTATTTCGTGGCAATATGCTAGAACCGATACGCCAGATGCTTTATCTCTGGCGATGACAACAAGGAGCCGGTAGTGAGCAATCTCTTCGAAATCGCGAGCGAGTACCGCGCAGATGCGGCAAAGCTCGAAGACCTGGATCTGGACGAAACGACGCTGGCTGACACGCTCGAAGCCATCAGCGGCGATCTGGAAACCAAATGCATGAACACGGCGTTCGTCGCTCGCAACCTGGAGGCGACAGCAGCGCAGATCAAGGAAGCAGCCAAGGCCATGACCGAGCGCGCGAAGGCGCTTGAGAACCGAGCAGAGCGCATCCGCAAGTACCTGCTCGATGGCCTCACGCTGGCGCAGCGCGACAAGATCGATACGCCCTACTTCCGCATCAAGATCGCGCTCAATCCGCCGAGCGTGCAGATTGCAGACGAATCGCTGATTCCGGATGCGTACAAAACGGAACCGGAGCCGCCCAAGCCGATGCCGGACAAGAAGC